CTTACATACAAATAATATCATGTATATCCATACTGAAGATCCATTTTTATATTATCGATGCAAAAAACAAATTTATAAAGTTCCAACTTACGGTAAAATATATAAGTTGATTGATTTCGGACGCAGCATATATAGATTCAATGGTCGGATTTTTTGTAGCGACAGTTTTGCACCAGGAGAAGACGCGTCCACACAATACAATTGCGAACCGTATATCAACGAAAAAAAACCACGCATTGATCCAAATATGTCATTTGATCTTTGTAGATTAGGCTGCTCGTTATACGATTTCATTATTGACGACGATGAACATCTCGAAAACTTTAATGACCTACAAAAAATAGTTTCGCTATGGTGTACGGATGATAAAAATAAAAATATTTTGTACAAAAAGAACGGAGAGGAACGATATCCAGATTTCAAATTATATAAAATGATAGCACGAACAGTGCATCGACATACACCTGAATCCCAATTGAAATTATATTTTTTCAATCAATTTGAAATCAGCAAAAAACAGTTAGAAAACAATATAACTCTCATAGACATTGATCAACTTCCGTGTTATGTATAACTAAAATAACTTAACACGGTCTTGACTTATCGCGGACTGACCGCTGCTTGTAAAGGTAGACACAAAATCTATCATATTATTATTTACTATTTCGCCGTGCCGATTGCTATACACAAACCTTTTTATATTGAAACTCTTCATTGTACGATAACATTCCGTACACGGCATCGATATATTGAGTGTATATGGATCACTTCGCATTATACGCGCGATGTACAGTGTTATCTTCTTTGTTATATTTCTCTTTTTACATTTGCGTAATACATCTATTTCTGCGTGGCAAGAACAAGTGTGGTTTATTAATCCATCTCTAGAATAGGTACGATAATTATTGAATCCTTTTGCTACTATTTTACCAGATACAACCGCTACACAACCGTGTTTATATGCAACTAATGATTTAGTCGCTTCTGTTCCTGCAATTTGCATATATCGCGCATCTTTATTCGAGCACTGATCCATTTAATAAATTATATATTGTTATTTATATAATTCATTTTATTATAATTTCATTCAATTTTTATGCATTTTGCACGAATATACATTGGGATAATATTCAAATCTTGATCATACTAGTTTACAAATCATATTTCTTGACAAAATCGGCGGGTATCATAATTGGTATATTCATTTCTCGTGCCTTCTCGGTTTTCTTAGAAACATCCTCATATGATTTTGTAATTAACACATTCGTTTGTTTTCCAATATTGTCATCCATTATTCCTCCTACTTTCTTTAACTCTTCGATGATGTATTTATCGCGTACTTTGGTCATTACAATATGCATTCCAGTCAATGGATGATTCAGTTGTTTTATTTCATTTTTTATTTCATTTTCTTTTGCTGCGTCTTTTTGGATTTCCAATTTATGCATTAATTTTGCTTCTTTTAAGAATTCTAGAAATTGTGGAATGTTATCTACAAAACTATTCGCATTTTCATTACCTATTCCATTAATCTCCATTAATAACTCTTTCTTCTTTTGATTTGTTATTTTATCTATTAATATGTTTGGTTGCGCTGTCATAATTGGCGTAATCTTTCTCATACCAATACCTCTTCCAAATAAATTTGACGCAACCATAATATCTATCAATGATGCTTTTTCTATTTTATTTTGAATTCCATCATAAATTTTATTTATCATTTTTTCTTTGAAACCGTCCACTTCTTCAAATTCTTTCTTTGTCATATGTAAAATTTTCACAATAGAATCAAATCCTGCATTCATAATTCGCTTCACATTTCCACTTGATAATCCGTCGACACCTATTGTTGTAAAGAATGCAGTTATATTTTTCTCAACTACAACAATATCAGTATTTGCATCATCTAATATAATATCAATATGCGTTTCGTTCCAATGATAAGGAACTTCCGGCATTTTTGTCTTTTCTGCAGGTGTAGTGATAGATTTGATATATGGTATCACATCTCCACTACGAATAATTTGTATTACTGCTCCTATACCTATTTTGTTATCTTCAATGAATTTTCCATTAAATCCGGTGGCATATTCAATTGTGACACCACCCAAACGGATTGGTTCTATACGAACACGAGGTTTTAAATATCCAGCTTTACTTGGTGTCCATATCACGTCCAATACTTTTGCTTCTGCAACTTGATCTGATATAACCATTTTAAAAGCAAACGCGTGTTTGGGATTACCACTTTGTCTAGGATGAAGTTTATTATTTGATACTATCACACCATCTATTTCATATTCATAATTTGTTCGCCAGTCAATCAATGTGGACGATAATGATTCGTTTGTAATATCGGGGATTGTTTCATTCATTACCACATTATGACCCAATTCTGCTAATTTTGCCATTTGTTCGGATGATTTCATTTCAGGTTTGATTACTTCATAAGCTACAAAATGTACATCTTGTGCTTTTTCATCTATCGTTTTACTATTTATTATTCCAGATACCAAATTACGGGGATTTGCAAAACGACTCTTGTATTTGTTATCAAACACTTGCTTAGGAATAATGAATTCGCCGCGCACTACATAATTTGCAGTCTTGGGTAATTTCAATACCTTTAATAAATGAGTAATATCTTGTCCGACCTTTCCATTTCCGCGCGTATATAATTTGGGGGTATCTCCCTCGGTTGTGTATAATCCACTTACGCCATCTAATTTACAAGACAATACATAATCGCCCTTGTATTTCACCTTCCAATTTGACAATGCATTGGAATCGGGTTTGATTTTATCCATCGATGCCATCTCGTATGGCAATTCTACCTTATTTTTCTCTACTTTTGCACCAATATTATTCAATACTTCATTCTTTGGATATTTACGTTGCATAAATTCTATAATGATGTCATATTCCGAGTCCGTTGCTATCGGTTTTTTTGTATTATAGTATTGATCATCTGCTACTAATATAAGATTTTCTAAATCACTCTCATTAAGATTTGCAATCACATCGATGCCTTCTTTTTTGAATTCTAAAATTGTTTTCTTTGCCTTTTCTTTATCCATAGTACTCTTCATGTCCTTATCTTTTAATATGATTTTTTTCTTTCTTGTTTTCACAACCATCTTCTTTGGACTCGTTTGTACCTTTTTCTTAAGTGTAGTTTTCTTGGGAATTTTTACCATTGTATCTTGTTTGATAATTGGTATCAACTCTGGTAATTCGTCGTCTACTTTGTCAATATGATCTTCTTTTTCTTCTTTCTTTGTTTCTAGCATTATTGGATCAATTTTCTTTTTTTTTGTATACTTACGTTTGGGTTTTTCATCTTTTTTGGGACTTTTTTTTTTGGTAGTTCGCTTCTTTTTTGAAACTTTATCCTCACCTCTCATCTGTTTTGCTTCTTTTTCTTCTTTATTGCATATATGTGCATCACAATCCGTTTTATCTATATTACAATGACACCAATTGCGAGAACCTATTAATCGTTTATTCGTCCAACTCGGACTGCACCCATTTGCACAAAGCCCTCCTGGAACCGTTTCACAGCTGTCATAACATTCCGGGTTATCCTTCTCTGTTTTGGAATCATCTATTATTGGCAATGTCGTTTCGAGTGAGCGACCGTCAATTCGATCTATTGGTAGTTTATATTGTAAATGTAATTTTTTGAATATATCTTCTTCCGTCTTAAACACTTTCTCTATTTTATCTCCTTTCTCTTTACCCTTTTCTTTCTCATACATACCGTGTTCATTCAATGAAATTCCCAATTTTAATGCATAACCGCGCATTGTAGTATTGAACGCTTTGCTGCCTGTAAAATACAAAACCGCAAATGGGTATTCTTCGGGTGTTGTATATAAAAAATCAACACGTCGAGCTATAGTTTTATCTTTCAACTTAGCTATAACAAGAGCTTTGGTATTTCCGTATGATAGTATTTCCAATATGATACCTGTTTCTTTCAAAGAATCTACGTATTTTTTGAATACTTCGGGATTCTTTGATGTGATAATAACATCAATATCTCCTGAATCTTTTGCACCGCGACGATAACTCCCAACTATCTCAGATTGACTATCTTTTTCTGCAACTTTTTGAAATTCTTTATCAAATACATCCTTGAATTCGTCGATTTCACTTCGCGGAATACGCATATTTATATCTTCGTAATATTTCAATCCTATTTTTTGTACCTTATTCAATAATTCTTCTTGTTGTTCTCGCAAATCCTCGATTTTACGAATACCCTTTTCAATTAAATCTGCTGCTTTTTTTGGTCCAATTCCATATACATCTGTCAACCAGGTTAATGGATTATTTTTTTCTTTTTCGAATTCACTTAATGTACCTGTTTTCACATACTCTTCCATTTTTGATAAAATGGTTGGACCAATATGCGGTCGTCCTTTCATTTGATCTACTTCTGTAATATCTTCATTTATTGACAAGACTGTATCTTGGGCACGACTATAGATTCTTGAACGGATATTATCACCTTTCTTTTGCATTAATGTAGACATCTTCTCCAACATTTCTATTAATTTTTCATTCAGTCTAGGTTGTTCATTCTTTGGTACTTCCTTTAAAATATCATATTTACCCGTTAACCGTGTATCTTCCTTTTCATATTTTTTTTTATTTTTTTCAATCATTTGTTGAATACTTTCTGCATCATCCATATGATTTGTTTCTTCCATATTATATATAATAATATATTATATATAATATATTATTATTACACCTTTGAAGATTTAAAATCCAGGTTCTCCAGTGAATACTTGGGTTGCTTTCAAAGTATCTGATTTACTGCCTGTAATAACATTCATAAAATCATCAATGGAATGTACCATATTTAAAAATACAAATAGAGTTGCAAAACTAGCTACAAAAACATAGACAGAATCGCGTATTACTTGCTTCAATGGTACCATTTCTTTTGTAAGAAACTTCATTTCTAAAACTTTTATCAAAAAGAATAGAGAGGATATCAACACTGCAATCACTATAATTTTTTCCATCAAATATATTAAAAATAAAGAATATTTTAATATATGTACAACGCATTTTTCCTAAATGGGCGGCAACTCTTCTACATCATTCAATAAAATGTCTTCTGACAAAACTTTTGTCGCATTATCATCCAATATGTCAAAACCACTCAGGTCTATCTGCTCTGTTGAAATGTGTATTTTTTCATCATCATCTTCTTCTTCTTCTAACTTACGTTCCAAAGCACGACTCGTACTTATATCTTCCAGTCTCTCAATCGTCTTCGGTGCATCGACATTGTTGATTGTATTGTCATCCTCCAATACACTATCTATATCATTGAAAGATAACTTGGTTACTATCTCACTATCATCGGCGTTTTGAATGGAAGGTACGATTGCGGGCGTTTTTTCATCATCGTTATCGTATTCTTCACTGATATCATCGTTTGTTGATACTGGGGCATTTGGCTCCGATTCAGACCCAGGCTCAGGGCCTTCTATGTTTTCTACAAATACTTGTTCTTCGTGTTCTACACTATCGTCCATATACGCACGGATAATTTGCTCCGTTGGAATACTTTCGCGAATAGCCATCATGATACATTCTTGAATTATCAACTCCAATTCTCTAGTATTTTTCTGTATCTGCAATGGTGATATATTCTTTTCAAATAAATAAACATTTGAATAAAGCTTTCTTGCTACATTAATGTAAATTTTATGAATGAATACGTCTAGATTCGGAATTGAGATATCTATCTTTTTTTGCTTATTCCCCACACGAATGCAGGTAAGTACTTTTAATTGAATAATATGAACACAGGTAATTAAATCTTCCAAATAATCACAGCCACTACGTTCAATAATACGTTTTTTTTCTTCTTCAATTATATTATTATTCCATTTTGGAATGCGCGATAATAAATTTTGAAAGGTCATCAAATATTTATTTGCCTCGTCATTATTGACACACATCGTCCAAGACTCGTTCAATATTGAACGAATCCCATCGATAATAAGGGGAGTAAATATACTTACTAAGCGACTACACCATTCATTTCTTGATTCGTGCAAATTTGAAATAACAAAATCGTCCATGTATATACATATGTATATACGACTTTAAGTATTTTGTTATTTTAAAAACAAATATCCTTATTTTCTCTCAAAAAAACATAATCTAGGATTGTAAACATTAAAAACGGTTCAGACCGGTATTCACTTCGTATTTTATCAAAATACATAACCGCTTTACTTTTTTCTAATTTATTTAATTCCTCGCAGTTTTCAAACCAGTGTATTAAATCTAAGCAAGAAAAACCTTTATTGTAGATTTCATCAGATAATTCAATTAAATCTGTATGTGTACTTGTATTTTTGTCTAATTCTTTTATTTTTATGGACAATATAGAGAGATCATTCGAAAACTGAGAATGATCCATAACCGTTTTTTGACGATGTAAATTAATAAGTTTACCGTCTTCAATATATTCTGGCACATATATTTCACAAAATCTAGATAAAATGGGATACAATAATTTATGTTTATTTTCAACAATAATAAAAAAACGGGTAT